TCAATATTTTTAGTAAAGGGATACACAGGTATGTCTGTATTTGCACCGTTTACACGATATTGCTGCGTAAGAACTCCTGCAATGTTTTCGCTTTTTACAGGGCGTCCGTAATTACCATTTACTGGCAAGGCTGCATTTATTATCTTGATAAACTGTTCAAAATAGTTAGAGTTTCCTCTGTCATTCCAACGCACAACTACACCAGCTAGATTTAATCCAGTGCTGTCAAATACAGATTCTGTAGTTTTAACTGTTTCAAATTTTAATAGACCATTAGCTGCTTGATTTCGTGTAGCATTATAAGAAATAAGATTAGCTAGTCTAATGACACTTTCTCTGCGTTCAGCAGTTTCTAAAAAGTTTTCTCGTGCATTTAGATCTATACGGAAACTGAGATTCTGACCTAAAAATGCGATAAGATCGATGAGCGCAAGGTATTCACTAGATTCAATATAATCATTAAAATCTTCTGGGTAATTTTGACGCAGATAGTTAATCATCGTACGACGCAGATTGTCAAAATCATAACTTTGAAAATCTGCGTTACGAAACGACTGGTAAATTGTTTTCCAGTCCTCAGTTGCTAAAAGTCTTGATTGTCTGTCAGTTGATGACATACCAGTTTCCTCATCTATATTAGATATTTATCAGTAGCAATAATGTGCTAACTTAATTATCCAATATTTGCGGCTTGGTCAAATTTAAATTGAAGCTGTTCAGAAATATTATAAGGAAGGTATGACAGCGTACAACTAACAGTTATACCAGATTCGTATGTGTCAACAAACACTTCTTCTGCTTGAACACGAGGATCATAGTTAATAATCTCTGTTACATTTTGTATTATTGCTTCTTTTACTTTAGCAGTAAAAGGCTCATACAGCATGTCCCATATGATAGTTCCAAAACTAGGATCAGACAATTTTTCACCCTGTCTTATATGGAAATGATTAATAATATCTTGCTTAATGAGCTCAAAATCATATAGGGCATAACCTTCGGTGTTTTCGTTTACTGTTGAAAACCCTCTATAGGCACGCCCTATTTGACCTCGCTGTGGTCCAGAAGTTACTGTAACTCGCTTGTAAAGATTTTTTTCTAGTGTGCTCATACAGTATTTACCTTACTCTTTTGACGGTTGAGGTCTATCAGCATTTGTAGGATTACCTGATGCAGGAACGTTACCCGGTAGTGCTGACGACGATGGTATTTTACCATCATTCTTTACCGGCCATCTACCGCCTTCGTGTTTTGCTGCGCTAAAGTGCATAGCATCGTCAAGTGATCGCCAATCGCCTCCCCATCCAAGACCCCACTTTTTACAAAGGTCTCTAACCTTTTGAACTGGCATATCTGTTAGCGGAGCATTAGGTGGACGTGGACTATACATACCGTTAGGTGCTTGATTTCTTACCTGTGGCGGCCAGTTAATATCAATAGCTGCACCGCTAGCGTGAATACTCCATACATTTGGATTACCGTTAATTTGTCGTTTACTGTAACCGCCAAGCAATTTAATTTGATACCCTGCACCTTCTAGGTCATCAATAAATCCTTGGAAATATTCATGGAAGCATTCTGCAACCTGTGCTGTTTTTCCACCCTTAGACTTAATTGCTTTTAATTTTCCTTCGCCATTATAAGATACAGATCCGCTTTCTTCTCCACTGGCTCCTGGTCTACTATAGCCTTGGCCTGCGCCACCACCTCTTGCACCTCCGGGTGCTCCTGCTGTGTTGTTAGTAGAACCGTGGAATACACTGTCACCACTGTTACTAAATTCGTCTTTGTTCGCAGGACCAATAGCTTGAACAAACGTGCTAGTTGCTGCACCGTCTCTATTTTTACGGAACGTATCAACTGTTAGAACACGATCTGATAACGGTAATTCGCCCGGAGCATCTCTATCAGTTTGATCAGGTACGTATGCTTTTGGATTGTAATTTTCATGCTGCACCCACGGTTCGTGTTGTGGTGCTCTTGTCAGAATACTTTCATAAGATACTGCCTGCTGCGCACCTGGTGGAATATAAGGTAAAATGATCTGTGTAAGTTTTGTAACTGCTTCTGCTATTTCTGGATCAGTAGGAGGCGTAGCAGGGTCAGCTCCTGGACCTGCTGATGACTGACCGCTGTTTAGGTGTATGGCTGCTGCATCTGCTGCTACTAGTGTTCCGCCTAGCATATTAATTCCAGAAGCTGCGACTTCATGTATGCTTGAACCAGCTGTACTGCTGATTTTACCGGATGTAGTTAATTTGTAATCGCCCCCAACTAGAATATTTGTAGTGGCATTCTTAATAAAATGTGTTGCTCCAGCTGTATCGTTAATATTACTTCCTGCTTCTCTATACCAGCTGTGACCGGCTTTTTCGTGAAAGTTTTGCGAAGTATTCAAATACATGTTGGTTTCGCTTTTTAGATTAAAGTCAGCCTTTGTTAAAATCTTCATAGAGTTATCAACTACAATATGATGATTTTGATGCACAGTAGTTTTTAAATCCTTGCCGACTTCAAAATTCATATTGTATTTGGATTCTATTTGAACTCTACCACACTCTAATCCGTTGTCTGATTCTTTGCCGTCAGAATAACGAGCCTGTGCTCGCATGTTGATATTTCTACCAGCATCAATATTGAAATCTCTTTCAGCTGTAAAGTTTATATCATTATTTGAAAATACGCTAACACTGTCATAGGCATAGATATCAATTTTACCGTCACTGGTTAATTCTATCCAGGCTGTTCCTCTACTGTTGGCAATATAAATTAAATCTTCAGAATTGTGCATCAATATTTGATGACCGGTTCTAGTTCTAAATCTTAAAAGTTCGTTTTGAGGAATAGTTTCGTCGCCACCGGTTTCGCCTGCTTCTCTATTGATATAGATAGGAGGACCATCAGCTGCATGTGTAGCTCTAATAAACTTGTCATCTCCGTCATCCATTACAAATGACGATCCGCCCAGCCTATTAAATGGCATATCTACAGATTCACCATCTGGACCGTATTTTGCTGTAGGAGCTTTATTTCTCTTGTCTAAAGGTCCAGGTGTTGAAATACCAAACACCATCGACGGTGCTTCGCGCCTTGCGCTAGAAGTCGTAGTTCCTCTATTTTCATCATTTATAAGGCCCTGTACTTCTAATACTTCTGTAAAATCTTTGTTGTAAGGTTTTTCAAATAGTGTTGGATCTACTTTAGCACCCTGTTCTACAATCTTATTGTATTCACCAACAGGTAATTTTACACCTTTTAAGTTTTGCGGAGTGCCTGCTGTGGTTAGTGTTGTAGCTGCTTGGCCAGCGCCAGGTATCATAAAATTCATCCCCTGCGCAGGAATGCATCCTATCCAATAACCGTATGCTGTATTACCTTCAGCAAATATTACTAAAACTCGTGTACCAACATCAGGAGGTACCATCCACATGCCGTAGCTTTTTTGTGTATATTGAAATCCGTCGTTAGGTGTTAGTCCCTTACTAGGTGTAATTCCATAAAAAGGACTAAGATACCGCACAGTAACTAATTGCCCGCTGCGTTCAGGATTACCGCCTGATTCTGTGTTCTTAATTAATTCAACCTCAAGTGTACCCATGCAGTCAGGATCAAGGTGGTTTACCACAATGGCTTCGTAAGGACCTGTATCTCTAAGGGCCCTTATACTGTCACTGGTTCTTGTATATGAATTAGTTTCCATGTATATCCTTAACTAAATGTAACCACAGGAGGAATTGCTGATAATTGTGCGCTCATTTTAGACTGTATTAGATCTATACCAAAACTTCTAGCCTGAGAAACTATTCTAGGAACACGAACATTAACTAAAGTTGTAAGTTCAGACAATGAATTAATATAGGTAGGGTCTTCTTTTGTTCTACGCTGCTTTTCAGCTGTAGTTAGTCCGTAAGGAGAACCTTGATTTAATTTATTTTGTATGTTAGTAACTCTGCCTTGAGCAGTAAACACCGCTGCTTCTGCGGCTTGTATAGCTGCGGGATTTCCGCCAGCTTGCGCAGCAGCTAGGTCAGATTTTGCATTAGTTAAATTTGCTTGTGCGCCTGCAAGTTCACTCTGTAAAAGGATAGCATAAGATTCTGGCTGACTGTCGTATATCCTAGTCATTGTAGAAATCAAAGTTGCTATGTCTCTCTTAACTTTGTCTAAATCCTGTTGTAGTCTAACGGTATTGTCTCGTTTGTTTGTTTGTTCTTGTTTTGGTTTAGCCAATAATAATCCGCCTGCAAGTCTGCGCCTGCTAACAGTGTAGGTATATTGCTAGACTGAATCTGCTGTTTAGCTGGTGGCGATGGCAACGGTCTTTCAGGAGGACCATATAGACCCGACCTTGGCTCAGCCCTAGGCGGAGTAGAACCGGGTATCTGTGTTGGCGGCAATCTTCCAGGAATAGTTAATAGCTGGCTCGGATCATACGGATCTCTAAATACGTCAGAATAACGGCCTGGTTGTGTTGCTACCTGATCTCTAGTTTCTAGTAGTTGGTTAACTTCTTCGTCTGTGTAATTGTCTAAATCTTTTACGCCTTCGGCAGGTGCTACACCTAGCTGAGATGCAGGAGTATTTGTAGCTGTTGCACTGTTAGCTTGATTGTAAGCTGCTACTGAAGAAGTTCCGTAAAGAGTAATGTCAGTTACTTTTTTACCTGTTCTAAAATCATACCTATCATCTAACGGATCTATTACTTCGTACACATAAACATTTTCTGCAGGAGGTAAGCCGTTGGCTTGGCGTTGCGGTGTTGTATTATTTCCTGTAACACGTCTACCATCCTGTGTGCCACCACCTGTGGCAAAATTATTCATCTGTGCTCTAGGACTTTCTCCCTGTGGCGAACTAGCATTACTACCTGTTACTGAACCGTTAGCAACTTCAACTGTATTAACTGTAGAACCTGCTCCATTGGTTCGTATGTCTATTAGTTCAGCTACGAATGTATCCGGGTTGTGATGAGCTTTATTTAGACCATCTCCTGCATAATAAGATTGTCCTTTTTGTACAGCACCCTTTGCACCTTGTGTATTGTAAGGCACAGGAATGCTGGCAAATTCTTTTGACAGCTCTAAACAGAATTTTTGTGCATTTTCTAGTTCTGTAGATCCAAGACTCTTTGACTTAAATTGATTATATTTTCTACTGTTCTTTAAGATTGCTAACATTAATGCATCTTGAACATCCGGCGTCATTCTTGTTTGTGTGGGATCTACTCCTAACAGTCTAACAGCACCTTGTAGGGTTCCTTTAATAAATTGATATCTTCCTACAGCTGATGATTTTGATCCTGCCTTAACATAGTCTTCTTGCCATTTATTAACTTCGGCTAATAACATTTGATTAAGAGGTATTTCTCTACCGCCGTAGACTGTGTTATAGCTCTTAGCTTCTTTTTTAGAGCATAAAGTTAATACTGCTTTGTCTTGTTGTGTAACTTCAACTGTCATGAATTACTCCATTTAACCTATCGGCGGTCTTAGACCAACGCCACGTGCTTGTGTACTTAATCCGCTTGCGGCTGTGTTAACTGTAGATTGGACACGAGATAAAGTTGATTGAGCACTAGCAAGGCCGCCTGCTGCCTGTGTTAATGCTCCGTTAAGACCTGGTAATGGCGGTAAACCTGATACCGAAGGAATATTAAATGGTAGTCCTCCGCCAGCTGGTCCGTTAAGACCGCTACGCTGTAATACTTGAGATGCGTTAGATGCATTAACTGCTGCAAGAGAGGCAGGTAAATTGCTAGTATAATTAGATGGTAATTTTAAAGGGAATACTGTACTGGTAAGATTTGCTGTAATACCCAACCTAGATGCCGCATCTATAGGTAACCCAGCTAATGCTTCTGCAGGTACAGCACTAGCAATACTTGACACGGGATTCGTAACAACGGCTTCAGTTGAACCAGATTCGCCTGTCATTAATCTGGTTTGAGAAAACGATGCATTAGCTCCTGTTTCGTTATTTTGATTTTGTATTCTTGAAAGGGCATCGTTAGTATTGACGCTAGGAGCAGGTGTTGGTCTATTCTGTGGATTTTCATCTGCATAAGCAGATGCATCATCAACTGTTACTTTATCTTTACCTGCCATCTGCATTACTCCAGATCCGTTTACTGTATCTTGACTATTATTTTGGCCAGGAACTCTAATCATTTTAAGCTTCTGCGTAAATTTTGCTTGATTAAAACTACTCTGTGTTGATATTACTTGATACAAACCGCTAAATGGTTTTACAGTAGTAGGAAAACTCATCGTTGCTTGACCAGTTAGATAGTCTAGAGGAGTTAAAAAATTAACAACTACATACACTTCATCTCTAACATAGGCCATGGTACCGTCACCGGTAACAGTAGGTTCTGCAGGCGGAGCACTATAATTTCCCACATCCGAAGGTATGTAATAAGGATCTCCCCATATAGACATTTCTACAGTAATCATATCTGCAGGACTGTTGATCAATCTATTATGAAACTGTTCTGCGATTGCTCGCTTTACACTAGCATCAACCGATCCAACCCTAGTACCGCCCGTAGATACCGACTTGTTAGCTGCGGTTATTTCAACACTAGAAACTGCTTCTTGTTGCCGTATGGCCGACTCTAAGGCAGCTCTCTGTATGCCTTCTACATCCGTTGGTACGGTTGTTCCAGGTCTTGCGCCTGTAGAAGAGTTTTCTGTATCTACACTTACAGCTCGATTCTGTCCGAGGTCAGCTCTAATATTTTGAAAGAATGCTGTATTAAATTTAATATCAAAATCTAATACATCTTCATTTTGTCCTGTATAATAATAGTTGTATTCTTTCTTGGCTTGAGATTTTAACTGATCAACATTTGGCGGACGCTGTCCTGGTGCAAGATGTCGAGCTTCGTAGGTCCAGAAAGGATGCACTGCATATACGAAAACCTTTCTAGGTCTACCAACTTGTGCAGACAAATCGTCTCCTGCTTTTTCTTGAACTATAAAAACCATAGTCTCAACTCTAAAATGTTTTTTAAAGCCATTTTGAGATGCTGCTTGTGTTTGTTCTTGGACATACACACTGCTTAATAAAACCTCTTGTATTATGTCAGTTATCTTTGCGCCTTCAGAAAAATTAAATTTTCTAGATTTCTCTGGAACCGCAGCTGAGACATTTTGTCGATTATTAGTTTGAGTTTCAGGATTTACTGTGGAAGCAGGTGCTGGCATCGGTCTGTCACCACCTGATCTTGTATCTGCGGTTAATGCGCTTAGGCCAAATTCATTCATGTTAGCAGGATCAGAGGCCCATGCTTTTAAAAATAGGTATTGGTCTGCTGCGGAAGGTGCTATTACCGGAGTTACAGCGGCATCACTTTCTCTATTAGGATTTCTTACAGGTTGACCCACACCTAATCGAACTCGTTCTTGTTCTTCTGCTTTTGCTCTATCTTGTAATGCCTGGAGGTTAAACCCTTCACCTTCAACTGCTTTAATAATGTCCTGTCTATTCTTAGGAAAGGCAATAATATATCTATCATAGCCTCTAAGAATTTTTTTATCTTCTAGTGTTTCAATCTGTCCATTTATAGTATATGTTACAGAATCTTTAGCTGTTTCTAAAACAGCATGTACTGTATCGCCCTGTGTGCTAGTAGCAACTCTTGTCTTATTTGCAACATCACCTAGGGCAGATTCGCTGTAAGGAACAGCAGTACAATCATAAACACATCCTTGTTGTCCTACCTGCAATTCCATTTTGTTAATTCTAATAGGTATATAAGCAGGCTTTGCAAGATCTACATCTGTTTCGCCGCGCTCATCCCATCCACAGAATTCAATTTTAAAACAGAAAGGTGCTTCCATATAACTATTGTAACCACACTCTTGCGCACCTATCATCATGGCTTCTATAATTTTACCCATGCTGAACGGCTCTATAATTTTAAAATTAACATTAGTTCCTAGGGCTGTACTAGTGTTTGGATTTGGTGCTATAACAGCATTTATGTTTAGATCATCTATAAAATATTCTGCGTTCTCCTCGCCTTCCGCGTAGGTACGTATTCTATTAGCATATCCTATGTTTCTTTCGCCGCCACCAGATTTTAACAAAATTTTCCTAAACGGGCTGCTTCTATAAGATGAGGGATTGTTTAATTGTTGAGGATCTAAAATACCTAGCGTAATGATATAATTAAAAGAGTTAGATGCTCTTAATGGATTTTCAATTCTTCCGGCAGCATTTTTTACATAACTTGCGCCAGCACTAGAACTTGTTTGATCTAAAACGCTAGGTTTTGACGATGTCATAAATTCTCTAGCACGTTGTACTTCAGATGTTCCTCTAAGTTCCTGTGCAGATCTATTAACAACTGACACTGCATTAAAGGGTCCTATAGAACTCTTAGCAACAGTAGATCCAATTGAGCCTAAACTTTCAAGTGACGCTGCAAACGATCCTAGTCCGGACGCTGATAGTTTGCCTGCTAATAAACTCTGTATTGAAGGTACTTTGCCTGTACCTAGGCCGCCCGGTAAAGAACTTGATAATTTGCTGATTGCTCCTAATGCCGCTGCGCCTTGACCGGCAAATTTAGAAATAGGATTAAAATCTCCTAATAATTGATTTGACAAGCCGCCAATAGCTGACAACGGATTTGCGTTAGGGTTTGCTAAAGAATTTTGAGATAAGTTTCTAGATACTGCATTTACTCCTGACGGGAATCCTGAAGTATTTGAAAATGTGTTTGTTGTTAGAGTATTAAAAGAAGTTGTAATTCCATTAAGAGCAGTACTAGCAGGAGTAGTAAAAGATTCTAATGATATAGCCATTTTACTTTCCTAATAGTTGTCTTAATTTTTGTCCTTGTGGCAGATAAATTTTAGTTCCTGCCACAAAGTCATATATAGGATCTTTTATGACATCAAGATTTCGTTGAGCAAATATCCACCACAGTTCTTTTTGGCCGTACAAGTCATAGGCTAGTAGATCTGGACGATGTGTGTATGAAGATGTAATTTCGTAGAGTATGTCGTCAGTCGCTGACGGAATTGGACGTATTCGTAAGATGTCCAGATATCCGCCAGCTGTGATATTTGTTAATCCGTAAGGACCAAGAGCTTTACTTGCAGACATTATACAAATCCTTGTTTTCTATTTCCAATAAAGCCGCCTTGTGCAAATTTCTTCAAGTCAAATTGTGCAACAGTTCTTCTAGCATAATTTGGTACGCAGGTTACAGCTATCTGTGACTGTGTTGGTACATAGTTTGGCGACGAATCTCCTGGAACAACTACTGGTATATAATCAACATCTGCAGGTAAGTCCACTGTAAAGTTAGTAATCAAAACTGGTATATCATTTAGTACATATTTTCCGTAACCGTTTAAATGTGACACCAATGGTGGATTACCAACCTTGTCGCCATTACCATAAAACATTTTAGTCATGGTTCTTAAAAAATGAACACAGGCTACCCAATATAGTGCATCCGCTTCATTCTCATTAAAAAACTCACCAGTAACTGTTATGTTATCAATACTACTGTTCTGGTAAGCATGGAAGGGATAATTAGTATGTGTAGGTGCTATTGTTGAATACGCCGCTGTATGTCCAAGTAATATAACCGGATTAAAAGGAAACACCATTCTGCCTCCAGTTCTACCTTCGCCCATGAATGAAGCAAATACTGGACTGTCTGCTATTTCAGTAGGAACTGATAGGCTAACACGCCAATCGCCTGCTGACGAAGTATCAGTTCTATTTGACACAGCATCTTCTCTAGCAATAGCAGGTGCAAAATCACGTTCTTTAGGATTGGCTCCAACGTATACCCCTTGCGCAGCATTACCGGCACTTCTAAAAGCCCTACCTATATCATTGAGCCTACCGCTATTACCCAAGAGACTATCAACTATGCTAGCAACCCTAGCTGCTTTGCCAATTGTATTGCCAATATTAGTGCCGGCAATGACGCCGCCAAACTGGTTGTTAAACTTGCCCAGGGTAGAGTTTAATCCACCAGTAATACTTCCTATAGTGTTTGAAACACTAGAAAAATTAGAAGTAGCACTGCTTATTGCACCGCCAATATTAAAACCGTCAAATAGTCCCATAGATAGTCTCCTGTAAGTATTTAGTTGACAAAATTATCTATGTATATTATAATTGTTTGTGGCCTGGAGACCTAGATGAAAAAGAAAAATTATTTAAACAACAAAGACATACTGTCTGAAATACACAAATCTAAAAATACGTATTGTAGTTATGTAGCACCAGAATTTAGTGACTATGACATCATTTTACCTAGTTTAGAAAAAATTAATGTAAGGACTGTTGCCGAAGCGAAACGGAACCGCGCTAAGAAGTTAGGTACAGAAAATTATGAATCTCGCCGGGCAGCTGGTGAGAAAATTAAGCAAAGTGATTGTGAAATTGACTACAAGAAAGTAGAAAAAACCGATTTAGTATTTCGGATTATGACATTTGAGCATATTCCCGACGAAAGCGGTCGCAAGAAAAATCCAAAAAGTGTTGCAGACGGTAAGACCAAATTAAACTTTCCACCATTCCAACACTGGAAATTCAATGACAACGATGAGCTAGTTTGCGTAGGTAAAAGCCACTGGATCGGAGGCATGGAAAATGGTCAGTTTTCCAAGGATCACGGACAAGCAACAAGAACACTAGCAATGATGTGGATGAAGTTATGTGAGCGATACGCTACTAGAGGTAACGTGAGAGGTTATACCTACAATGACGAAATGCGAGGACAAGCTATACTGCAACTTACTCAAATTGGTTTACAGTTTGATGAAAGCAAGTCAAACAACCCGTTTGCTTATTACACAGCGGCAGTCACTA